CTGGGACCGCACTCGCCACCGCGGCAAACTTCAGTACTTCACCAACCTGAACTGGAGCGATCGCGAATACCGCATTGTCATCACCCTTGGCGTTAAGAGGTTCCATGTCGATCTGTACTCGGGCACTGTGCGTCACATGACGGCGACCTACATGTTCGATATCCGCGTCGCCGACCTTCAACGCTTCGCGTTTGATAGTGTGGTATACTATCTTTCGCAAGCAACGCCCCTTGTGGACGCTCTCCAAGAACCGCTGCCCTTTTGGCAGCACTGAACAGAAAGGCAACTCTTATGAGTGCTGAGATCACCGTTACCGGCAACCTGACCCGCGACCCCGAGACCAGTAAGACCAAGTCCGGCGAATTGATCGTCCGCCTTGGCATCGCCGCTACTCGCCGTCAGTTCGATAAGAAGACGGATGAGTGGGTTGACGATGGGGCTCCTCTTTACTTGAACGCCTCTTTCTTCGGTGACTCCTATGAGTACATCACCAGCCTTGTGAGCAAGGGTGATCAGGTGACTATCACCGGGTCTCTTGTCCTCCGTGAGTGGGAGTCCAAGAAGGGCTCCGGCCAGTCCCTTGAGATTCGTTTCCCGAAGTTCCTCGGCTACATGAAGAAGGGGGATCGCACTTCGCAGAGTAACCGCCGCTACCGTCGCTGACCACTCCCCCACCGCCCGGGGCTGGAGTTTTATCCGGCCCCGGGCTTTATTTAGAGAGGCTATGAAATGGCTAAGCTTGAGAAGCCTACGGATCTTGCAGGTTGGCGCGATTATGCCCGTCGCCTGGAGGCCCGCGCTTCTCGTAAGATCACTCAGATCGAGCGCGGTGTCTACGCCCCTGCCGCCCTGAAGCCTATCCACGAGCACATTAACCCCGAGACGGCCACTAGGATCGCTCATACGGCCTTGGATCCACGTAAGGGTACCTCCGCAGTGGCTCGCATGACTAAGGCCCAGGTGGAGGCTCACGCGCATCGTCTTGAGGAGTTCATGGCTCCTAACGTCTCCTTCTTCAAATCTGGTTCCGGTAAGCCCATCTCCGCTAAGGCGATGCTGAAGTATCAGTATTCCGTCAATAGGAGTAATGAGAAGGTTCGGGATTACGTCTCCTCCGTTCAGGGGACGGTCATTCCGTGGAGGGGCGACCAGCAGTTCGGTAAGGTTTTCGATCCTAACCGCCCCCATGAGAAGTACGGCCCCACTTCCTACGATATGAAGGTACATAAACACCTCTCCCCCAAGTCTTTCCAGTCGGAGGAGTCGGTGATGAGGGCTACTGCCAAGAATATGGAAAAACTGACCACTCGGTATGATGAGCGGTCCATGAAGGGGATCAGGGACAATATTCGTAAGCTCATTGATGGGTCCGGCGATTCTGATATGTACGCCGTTCTAGATCTGCCGGATGATGTTTTGAAGCTCATGTGGACCGTTGACTCAACTTTCGCTAATGCCTTGCGTTTCCGTTATGAGGCGAATCAAGATTTCGAGGAGGAGGGGGACAATAAGCACGAGTTCGACATTCAATCCGCTGACCACGAGGACAAACTTTCAGGAAAGGACTTGTACAACTATGGCGCGCAGATCGAGATCAGCTCGGAAGAACCGTCCGAAGCCAACCGTAGTAGCCGACTTCGAGACCGCGCAAGAAGAGCCTTCAGACGGAAGTCTTCCCGATAAGACGTGGGTTTGGCTGTGGGCTACTGCGGGGGTTTTCGATCCCGCCCTGGACCTTGTTGGTAATTCTATTGATTCGTTCATGGAGTACGCGCTTGAGTCCGCGAAGCTCATTTACTTCCATAACCTCAGGTTCGACGGTAATTTCATCATCTATTGGCTCCTCACTCATGGGTTCCGCCACTACGAGGGTGAGAGCCGCTCCCCCGATAGAGGGTCGTTCTCCACTGTCATCTCCTCCGAGGGTCAGTTCTATAAGATCACTGCTGTCACTCTTGACGGTATCATTACCGATTTTCAGGACTCTCTGAAGAAGATCCCTCTTTCCGTGGCCGCCATGGCTAAAGCATACGACCTTGAGATGGAGAAGGGGACGATGGATTACAAGAAGGTGCGTTATCCTGGTCACGTCCCTGAGCCCGAGGAGGTGCGTTACGTCCGCAGCGATGTGCGTATCGTCGCCGAGGTTCTCCGTCACCAGTACGAGGAGGGGCTCGATTCGATGACCTCTTCCGCTGATGCTCTGAAGCTGTTCAAGGCCTCCATCGGCGGTGAGGATGAGTTCCGCAAGATGTTCCCCGAGCTCACGGCGGATGAGGATGCTGCGGCTCGCGCCGCTTATCGTGGAGGGTTCACGTACGCTGACACGCGTACGGCCGGGAAGATCGTGGGTGAGGGTATCGTGTTGGATGTAAATTCCCTCTACCCTTCTGTCATGCATGACCGCCCCCTCCCCTGCGGCGCCCCTTACAATACCGATTGGATTCCCGAGGATGACGATACCCTGTACATCGCCACGTTCAATTTCACGGCGAAGTTGAAGCCTCACGGTATTCCGTGCATTCAATTGCGTAGATCTTTCTGGGCCTGCCCTAACGAGTATCAGAAGGAGATCCCAGAGGTTACTGAGATGCGGTTGACGTCCGTGGATTGGAAGCTTATCAATGACATGTACGATGTCGACCTCGTTTCCATTCATGATGTGACCGTGTTCGACAGGTGCGAACACGTGTTCGACAAGTACATCGACGGGTGGATGATGGTGAAGGAGAACAGCACCGGGGGTAAACGCCAGATCGCGAAGCTGATGCTGAACTCCCTCTACGGGAAGTTCGCTTCCAGGGTGGTGCATGACAAGAAGGTGCCGTATCTTGATGATGACAGGGTGAAGTACGAGTTCGTCGCCGACGAGAAGGGGTCGAAACCCGTTTACACCCCTCTCGGAGTGTTCATCACGGCGTGGGCTCGAGACAAGACGATCAGGGCTGCGTCGGCTAACCATGAGAGGTTCCTGTACGCCGATACGGATTCGCTTCACCTTCTTGGCACCACTCCCCCGGATAACCTGGAGATCCATAACACCCGCCTCGGTGCCTGGAAGGTGGAGGGCACTTTCGATCGGGGTATCTTCGTGAGGGCTAAGCAATACTGCGAGGAGAGCGACGGTCTTCCCGACACTCATATCGCAGGCCTTCCACGCTCGTGGGCTCACAAGATCACACCTGACGATCTCCTGTCACCGCAGCGGTGGTATGGTAAACTGGTGCCCAAGGTAATCTCCGGGGGTACCTACTTGACGGAGACCCATTTCACGTTCACACCGGTGAAGGAGGCATGATGTCCGAGAGGATGGACACGGTTTCATTGGCTCTTCCCAAGTGGGTCAATGAGTTCTACGAGGATGCTCATTGGGAGGTCCGCATGAAGAAGAGTGCGCTGATGAGGGAGGTTCTGCTCGGGTATGCGAAGGCGAAGATTGCGGAGCGCGCTGAGGCGCAGCACCCCGCACCCGGGCCGTTCGAAGACTCAGACTCCGAGGAGAGCTGACCGGTGATGTCGTGGGCGCCTACCGCCGGATGAGACCGGGCCTGCGACACTGAGTTGGTTGCTCCGCCGGGGCTTCTCGGTAGTCTGTGATAGTATGGGCTATGAGTGGAATTACCATTCATAGCCCATACGTTTGCGTGGAGGTATCATGGATTTTGAAGGTCTCCTTCAGTCTCTGATCAATCCTGGCGAGGAGGGGCCGTCGGAGACGATCTATGACGATCTCCGTGCCGCCTACAACACTGTCAAGGATAAGGCCGACAGTGCTGGCGCCAAGATTTCGGAGCTGACTGACTCCAACTCTGCTCTTTCCAAGACCGTCGACGGTCTGAAGAGTAAGAACTACGACTTGCTCGAGGCCATCGGCGCGGGCGGGGACAACGCCGGCGACGCCGAGTCGCACGGTGACGACACGAGCGATGCTGACGACGGGGACGACGGCAGCATCGCCTCCTTCTTCTCCAAGCCTAAGGAGGCCTGACCATGACGCTCCCCAGCGGTCGCATCCGCGACTTCGACAACATCGAGATCCTGAACCGGATCCGTAACGACGCCACGTCCGACTATCAGCGCCGTATCCCGGCCGCTACGAAGGGTTCTGTCGCCGACGTCGTCCAGCAGCTGACGTCGTACACCCCTCATTTCAACGAGTTCACCGACGCGCTGATCAACCGTGTCGGCACGTACATCACCCGGGACATCACGTGGAACAACCCGCTGCGTGAGTTCAAGCGGGGCATGCTGAACTTCGGTGACACGATCGAGGAGGTGCAGACGGGTCTGGTCTCCTCCTACACCTACAACTCCGAGCGCGACTACATGGAGAAGGACATCTTCGGGGCTCACAAGCCGAATGTCGCCTCCCAGTTCCACACGGTGAACCGCCAGGAGTACTACAAGATCACGGTGAACCGCGATCAGCTGCGTCGTGCGTTCCTTGACGAGTCGGGTTTGCAGAACTACCTGTCCCAGATTCTGGCGTCTCCGACGACGTCGGACCAGTGGGATGAGTTCCTTCTGACTTGCTCGCTGTTCGCCGAGTATGAGAAGAACGGGGGATTCTACCACGTGAAGGTTCCCGATCTGCGGAGACTGACGGCGACCGAGTCGGACGCGAAGCAGCTGATCAAGCGGGTCCGTGCGATGACGGATAACCTCACGTTCCTCTCCCGCCAGTACAATGCCGCGCGTATGGAGACGTTCGCGAAGCGCGAGGATCTGATCCTGATCGTCACCCCTGAGGTGAAGGCGAACATCGACGTCGAGGCTTTGGCCGCCGCGTTCAACCTCTCCCCCGTCGACATGTACGCCAGGGTGATCCCGGTTCCCGCCGAGCAGATGGGGATCGACAAGGCTCAGGCGATTCTGACGACGAAGGATTTCTTCGTCATTGCGGATAACCTGTTGGAGAACACGAGCCAGCCGAACCCGGTCAGCCTGGGCACGAACTACTTCCTCCACCACTGGGAGGTCATCAGTACGTCGCTGTTCGTCCCGGCGGTCATGTTCTGGACCGGCGACGACGACCAGAACATTCGTGTTCGTCCGGGCGCTAACCTGGCTCTGGGCGACTACACGGCGACTCAGGGAGGTAAGGCTGTGGGTGCATCTAACAGGGCGATTCCGGGCGGCAACGTCGAGGTGTCGTTCGCTGTGACGGGTGACAACACTGATGGTCTTGAGCTGGGTATCGACTACGCCGTGTCGGGTGCTAACTCGCAGCGGACGAAGATTGACAACGAGGGCATCTTGCACCTGGGTCAGGATGAGGATGCTGACGCGATCACCGTGACTGCCACTCTGGTCTACCGCGACAGCGGCGACGTGAAGAAGACGATCGCTTCGAAGAAGGCTTCGATCGCTGTCGACAAGGCGAAGGCCGTCAAGGTCTGGCCGAAGAAGTGACAGCCGCCCTGCGTGTGGTACACTAGTGCCGTGGGCAGGGTAGCCCGTCGGTGAGGTTCTTCCTCCTTTCTGCCTCACCGGCGCTTGGCCGCCCCGGATTGAGTTCGAGCTCTCCGGGGCGGCCATTCAACCTATGTGCTATACTCTATATATGCCTACAGCTTATGACCCGCCGGAGGATATCGGCTCGTTCGGGATGGGCTTCGACTACTCCGTCTGGTCCCCCAATACTGAGGTGTACCTGACGAACGTCGTGTGGGATCAGGAGTACCGCGACGTCGTATGGTATGACAACTATGACGAGGCGTTCAATGCGATCGTCAACGAATACTCCTCGCGCATCGAGGTGAAGTCCCTGACCTACTGTGCGCAGGGCGCCCCGATCAGGATCCCGATCCCGTTTTCGAAGGCGAACCAGTACAACTACCTGGTGGCTCGTAACAACCGTGACGCTTATAATTCGCGGAATACATTCTTCTACTTCATCACGTCCGTCGACTATATTGCGCCGGCCACCACTCAGATCACTGTCCAGTTGGACGTGTGGCAGACGTACATGCATCAGTTCAATGTACGCCGTTCTTACTGCGAGCGCTCTCACATGGCGATTGCCGCTGAGAACGGCTGGGACTACTACGGTCAGAAGTACATGACGGTGCCGGAGGGTCTGGACCTGGGTTCGGAGTATCAGATCGTCGACGTGAACAGGAAGGTCATCGCCTCAACTCCCAGTGCCGGCAAGATCGATACGGCCAACTTCGACATCATCATCGCTTCGACGGTGGATCTTACTCAGCCTTACGGGGATGAGAAGAATCCGACGTTCACTGCGTCGAAGGGCAGCTTCGCGGAGGGTGTGCCGAACGGAACGTCGATCTATGCGATGAAGGCGGATTGGTTCCGTGTGTTCACGAACGCGATGTCGCTGGCGCCGTGGGTCTCCCAGGGCATCGTCAGTATCACCGCCATCCCGAAGGGCGTCATCAACTTCGATGAGATAAAGGATCTGAAGGTGAAGCTGCCGGGCACGTCGGGCGTTGACCCCAAGGGCGGCGACACGCGCATTTCCCGCCAGGGCGCCGAGGTGTACGACCTGGAGAAGGGCCTCGGCGAGAAGGGTCTTGTGAACAACAAGACTATTCAGCTGACGGATAAGCTCCGCAAGGACAACATTCTCCCCGCCAGGTACCGCCACCTGTGGAAGTTCTGGACGAGCCCGTACCTGCTGGTGGAGGTGACCACGTTCTCCGGTACTCCCCTGCTGCTGAAGCCGGAGATGATTCAGTCGGCGGGTCTGTCCGTGACTCAGTGGTCGCACGTGGTGCCTCCGAACCCGCGCATCATGTTCACAGTGAACTCTCTGGGCCAGCGGACCCGCGGGGACATGGACCAGTACAACGGCTGGTCCGAGCACTTCGACGTGATGACGGGGTTCACGAACCTCCCGACGTTCAGCCTCACGAACAACTCCTATCTGATGTTCCAGGCTCAGAACGCGCATTCGATCGCCTATCAGCACCAGAGCGCCGAGTGGTCGCAGCAGCGGGCCCTGCATGGCGCCCAGACCCAGTTCAACCAGGCGAATGCGGCTATCGCCCAGGCAGGCCAGCAGACAGCGCTGAACAACTCCTGGAACCAGGACATCGCCGGCTACAACGCTCGCATGGGTCTGCAGAAGACGGGTATCGGCGTCGGAGGTCAGGTGATCGGGTCGACCCTCATGGGGCTGGCGAACGGCGGCCCTCTTGGCGCCCTGGCGGGTCTCGGCGGGTCGGCGCTGTCCGGTGCCTCCACGATGGCGCAGGCGGGTATGACGTACTCCCAGCAGGTGAACACGGCGCGCATGTCCGCCGAGCAGGCGAGCGCGCTCACGAACCTGAACCAGGGGTACATGCGCTACAACGCGGATACGAACCTGGCCTACGCGAAGTACGCGGCGAACGGGGACTACGCGAATGCGATCGCGGGGATCAACGCCCGCGTGCAGGATGCTCAGACGATCGCTCCGACGACGTCGGGTCAGGTGGGCGGTGACGCGTTCATGCTGGCTGCGGAGTCGTGGAGCATTGTGGAGCGTTTGAAGTTCATCCCCGAGGACGCGGTGCGCAGGATCGGGGAGTTCTGGCTCCGCTACGGATACGCCATGAATTCTCCCGTGGTGCCGCCGGGTGACTTCAGGTGCATGGAGCATTTCACGTACTGGAAGATGGCGGAGATGAACATCTCCAGATCCACGATGCCTGAGACGTTCCGTCAGACGATCAGGGGTATTTTCGAGAAGGGTGTAACCGTGTGGCACAAGGATCAGACGATGATTGGTCGCATCGATTGGGCGAACAACAAACCGCTTAAGGGGATCATATGGTGAAGCGAAACGGCGAGCGGGATTGGGTTCGCAAGGAGATCTACGAGCCCTTCGTCAACGGCGGTCATTTCAAGAATAACCCGTCGATCAACCGTGAGGCTCTGCTGGTCCGCATGTACAAGCGGATCATGTCGGAGATGTGCGTGAACCGCTTCTCCTGGTCCGGGCTTCCGGACACGGTGGACCGCCGCTATCTGGAGGCCACTCTCATGTATGACGGGCTGGCGGTGTTCTACTTCGATGAGGAGTTCGACAGGTTCATGGCGCTGCGGGCCACGGGGCTCGGTCAGGTGAACATGTACGATAACCCGACGAACTTCACTGTCTACGGGAATCAGGTGTTCTCCAAGACTCTTGACGCGCGCCACTGCGTTCCGATCTGGTCCAATTACTTGAGGGAGCCTGATTGGGACATCATCGACATCTACTCGCAGAGGCTCGCGGCGTTCGACCGCACCCTCGAGGTGAACATGCTCTCCGCTCGTCACCCGTTCGTGTTCTCCGTCGACAACAATGAGTATCAATCGTTCGTGAACGCGTTCCGCAAGGTCGCCGAGGGCCAGCCGGTCATCTTCGGCACGGAGGCCCTATCCCCCGCGGCGCTCGCGGAGAAGGTGACCATGTTCGACGTCGGGTTCAAGCCCCACCAGATTCAGGACGTCATGGAGGCCAAGGTCAAGACGTGGAACGAGGCGCTGACCCTTCTGGGCATCATGAACGTGAACTCGGAGAAAAGGGAGCGCATGGTCGCCGAGGAGGCCAGCGGCTCCTCCGGCCAGGTGCTGGCGATGCGCGCCGTTGCCATGAACGCTCGCAAGTACGCCTGCGAGCACATCAACAAGATGTACGACCTGCAAGTGGACGTGAGGTGGAACCTTGACGAATCTCAGCCCGCGGATGCTCAGAACGCTATGCTTGCCGCGGCCGCTCTCGGGGGTGTTGGAGATGCTCTCGATAAGGGCAACCCGGATTTGGGTACGACCGACCAGCAGGAGCTGAACCCGAACAATGGCTGACTACACACTGGAGCTGCGCAAGGTGGTGGAGATCGTCGGCCCGTTGAATGTCGGGTTGAACGAGTATCCGATCTTCGACGAGAGTTATCGGGATTCTCTGAACCAGAAGATCCTGGACCACTATTGGTACAACGAGATCGCCCATGAGTCGATCGATATGTTCATCCACCAGTTGAAGGTGAAGATGAACGAGATCATGCCGTTCTACAACCAGTTGTACGAGTCGGAGCTGATCGATTTCGATCCGATGATCACTCACGATGTTCATTCGACTGGTGATTCCACGCAGGACACGACGCAGGACACGCACACGAAGCAGAACGCCGAGCAGACGCTGTCCAGCGATTCTCGTGTCAGTTCCTCTGAGGAGTCGAAGGCCAGGACTGTCCAGTCTCAGATGCCGCAGACGCGTCTGTCCGGGCATGATGACTATGCGACAGCGGCTAATGACACGTCGTCGAAGGGTTCTGGGCAGAACCATAGTAATTCTGCGACGCAGGATCAGCAGAAGCGGTCCTCCGACACTGCGACGACGATGGGGACCAGAGCTGGGAATGTCACTCGGTCGTGGGGGTATAATACTCCTAAGGCCGACCTCCTCCAGAAATGGCGCGAAACCTTCCTCAACATTGACATGTCCGTTATCTCTGAGTTGGGAGGCCTTTTCATGCAGATCCGATCTTCAGGAGACGAGTACGTGAACGGATGGGGCTATGGACTATATTGATAACAAGTATCAGCTGACCCCTGGTGACTACAGGGTTACTAACGTCACACCGTTCACCTACCGTGACGGGTACACCTACCTCCAGCTCATGGAGGAAATGCGCTCGTGGGTGAGTGAGGGGCTGGTCAACCAGTTCTCCGCGAAGATGCAGGGGCTGGCCTCCGACTACAACCAGGCCGTCTCCCGGCTCCTGGTGGACGTGCGCAAGGAGATGGAGGGGTATCACGCCCTCCCCTCCCAGGTCAGGGAGATGCTGTCCGCCGCCATCGCCAAGTACGATGACGAGTTCAACACGTTCGAGAATGACCTGAAGGCACTCGTCAAGAAGCATTTCGAGTCCGACGTCGTCAACGTCTTCAACTGGCTCGAAGGCGAGAGCTCCACTCTCCAGGAGCTCATCAATGACATGCACAACCGGTACACGGTCGGCGGTCTCCTGGCTGAGGATTTCAGCCAGATGGGGCTCACGGCCCAGGAGCTGGAGGACATGCCGCTGACGATCTCCGAACTGGAGACGATCGGCAAGTTCGTGCTGCCCCACCTGTCCCCGCACTACGGGTTCTCCCCTGTGACGGGGCAGTACAAGCGCGTCATCGACATCGTCTATGACGTCTACGAGGCTCAGTTCAAGGGCGGTGACCAGATCACCTCCAAGGATCTGAACTACATCGATAACCTGAACATTCCGGACCTCCAGCGCATGGTGGTCTCCTGACAGAGAGGCAGGCTCAATATGCCCGCGACGAACAAGACAGAGAATTTCAACCTGCCGCTCTATGTGGCGTCCGATCACTTCAGTGTGCTGGGTGACTTCAACTCCGCCATGAAGGAGATCGACAAGGGTCTGGGCGGCGCCACTGTCACAGCGAAGGCCGCGTCACGTGACGCTACCAGCGCCCTGACGACGGCGAACGCCGCGTCGGACGACGCCCACTCCGCCCGCGAGGCCGCGCAGTCGACACTGTCCGTGTCCTCCCAGGCGAAGGCCGACGCCACTAGGGCGTTCGACATGGCGACGAAGGCGACCACCGCGTCGGAGACTGCTAACACGAGCGCCATCGAGGCGAACAAGGTCGCTTCCTCCGCAGCTGCCAGGGCCAAGGAGGCTCGCGACCGGGCTGACGCCGCACTGGATACCGCGAATGCCGCCAACACGGCTTCCATCGACGCCAAGACGACCGCTAACGCCATCTCCGGTCAGGCCGTGCAGGCCACCCAGGCCGCTAACAGGGTCGGCGCCCTGCACAAGCGGTTCAAGGAGGTCACCGCCGGTTCCGGTGACAGGACCCTGAGCACCCCTGAGGAGCGGCCCGTCACGGTCATGGAGTTCGACCTGGACTTCGACGCCGACGACGTGTGGATCATCGTGGCGATCATGCGTCACACCGTCCACAACGTTCAGGACACTCACTTCGACATTCGCGTCACCGGCCCGAAGGGCCAGCGCCGTTGGAGCTCCTTCGTCGCCGGCTACGGCCCGTGGCCCGAGGCGATGGTCTACTCGCAGGGCACGGGTATCTTCGAGGCCTTCGAGGGCCCGGGCCGGTACCACATCGAGACCGTGTTCCTGACTGACAAGAACCACAGCACCCGGTTCGACCTGTCGAACTGCATGATGCGGGCTCACTGATCCGAGTCGCACCACCGCGGGGCGTCGGGCGATCCTCGGCGCCCCGCATACTATAGGAGGAACTTATGGCATGGGATGACAAACATAAGGCGTGCATTATCGCAACCCTGGCGACCGTCGAGGCCGGGTTCAACTACGGGATCATCACCGCACCCGACACACTATCGTTGGGCATCGGCCAGTGGACTCAGGGGCGCGCCTACGACCTGCTGCAGCAGTTCCCCGACAAGGGCGTGTTCGGTCCCACGATCCGCTCCTGGCTGGCCGCCGGCAAGGGGACATGGACGATGGCCCGCAAGTATCAGAGCCTGGGAGGCACTGATAGGCAGAAACTATCGGCGGCCCTCGCTTCAGAAGAGGGTAAGAAGATTCAGAACAACCAGATGCGCAAGGATCTGGAGGAGGAGTACATCCCCAGACTCAAAGCCATCGGACTGGACTCGGAGAAGTACACCGAGGCCGGCATGCTCCTCATCGTCGTCATGCACCGATGGGGCGACTACGCGCGCATCCTCAACCGACTCGTAGCCAGCGCCGGCCCGGCGCCGACACTGGACTCCATGGCGAACGCCATCAAAGCCTCGGGGGAGTGGTACGCCGTCGGACAGAGATACGTCATCGCGTACCGGATGATTAAGAACCTCGACACGAAGGGCATCACCCTGGCGCCCGGTGACTCCGGCGGCGACAACTCCAAGGATGGAGAGGACAGGGCCAAGGAGGAGAAGAAGATCAAACACGCCCGAACGGACGGTTCTGGCGTGTTGCGCATCTACATGTCGGACGGCTCCAACGCTGCCGCCTACCCCGCCGTAGGCGGTTTCTGGAAGGCCAACGGCGCCGACCAGAAGTCCGACGACGGTGACGACAAGAAGGGCGACGGCGGGGAGGGCGGTGGAGGCGGCGACACCGGCAGGATCGGTGAGATGACCGAACTCGCCAAAGCCTCCATCGGCAAGTACGTCTACCACCAGTGGTACGAACCCCGGCTGCACCCCGACAAGTCCGGTGTCACCGACTGCTCGGGGTTCGTATGGTGGCTGTACAATAAGGTCATGGGCATGGACATCGGCAAAGGGGGAACCACCGTGCTCATGTCCCAGGGTGGAAAAGTCATCGCCGAAGGGGGCGGGCGCTTCAACGCCACCAGCCGGATCAAGGAGGGCGACCTCATCGTCTGCCGGTGGTACTCCGGTGGTGGACACGTTGAGTACTGCTGCGAGACGGGCAAGGATACCATCATCGGGCAGCGGGGCCCCGACGGGGTGAGAGGGCCCGCCTACGGGCACGCCACGACTCTGTTCGGCGGGTGCAGGTGGAAGCTGAAGCGGTATGTCTAAGAGATTCGACTACTACTCGTTCGACAAGATCCTCTCCCGCAACGCCGTGTTCAACATGGTCATGGGGGCTCGCGGCGTCGGCAAGTCCTACGGCGCCAAGAAGTACGCGCTCAAGAGGGCTGTGGAGCGTGGTGAGCAGTTCATCTATCTGCGCCGCTACAAGACGGAACTGAAGACCCGCGGCAGCTTCGTCGCCGACGTGGCGCACGAGTTTCCGGAGCAGGAGTTCGAGATCCGCAGCGGTGTGCTCTGCTGGCGCAACAAGGGAGAGGACAAGGACAGCTGGCGCACCGCCGGCTACTTCCTGGCGCTCAGTACTTCAGCGCAGCACAAGAGCACACCGTATCCGAAGGTGACCACCATCATCTTCGACGAGTTCATCATCGAGACGGGGACCATTCACTACCTGAAGGATGAGGTGAAGGCGCTCCTCGACTTCTACTCCACCGTGGACCGGTATCAGGACCGTACACGGGTTCTCATGCTGTCCAACGCGATCAGCATCATGAACCCGTACTTCATCAAGTGGCACATCACCCCGACTCCCGGCAAGGAGTTCATCACCTACGGGGACGGGTTCGTCGCAGCCCAGTTCGTGGACTCGAACCGCTTCGCCTCACAAGTAGCCACCACCAGGTTCGGCAAGTTCGTCACAGACTTCGACGAGGAGTACGCCGACTACTCGATAGACAACTCATTCTCCGATAACACCGACCAATTCGTGCAGCGCAAGACAGGGACTGCCAAGTACATGTTCACCGTCAAGACTGACTTGGGAGTGTTCTCCCTGTGGATGGACTGGGGGACACTGTTCTGCCAGCGGAGGAGACCCCGGGTCGAGAAGGTGTATAATACGAATAAGATGAGTCTCCGGGAGGGTGAAGTGCTTATGAGTTACAGTGACAAGATCGCCGAGATGCTCAGAGGCTCCTACCGGAAAGGGCGAGTGTTTTTCGACTCGCCGCAGTCGCGCAATGCTTTCGCCGAGATATTCGTGAGGTGATCAATGGAGCACGGGATAGGGTTCTTCATAGACATCCAGAGTCTCATCACAGCAGTCACGTCATTCGTCACCATCGGGGGATTCGCGGCGTGGGTCAATTCGAAGATGAAGAGACTCAACAATCTTCTTGACGACTGGAACGGGGTAGCCGCAAGACCCGGCGTCCCCCGACGACCGGGAGTCATGGAGCGGCTCGAAAAGATCGAGTCGAAGATCGACAAACAACGTGAGGAGAATTGCTATGAGCGCACTCAAAGGACTGGTTGACCCCAAGGTTCGTCAGTACCTGTACAGGGTTGCTATCGCCGGATGCGGTGTTCTTGCCGTCAAGGGCGTCCTGACCAAGGACGTCATCGACGTCATCACCCCGTTCCTGGCGGCGCTGTTCGCCGTTGCGGACGCCAACGTGGAGACCGCTCAGGAGGGCTGAGATGAGCCTTCAGTCGGACGCCTCTCAGATCGCATGGGACATCACTCAGAACCCATGCGTGGGCTACTCGCAGCCCGAGCGCCTGACGATCTGGAATCTCCCCTCCCCCACCTCTCAGGCGGTCAACGTCAACGTCGACTGCTCCGAGCTGGTGGTGTACTGCTTCAACAGCGCCGGCCTGCCGGACCCGCTGCCCAAGTCCATGTGGACCGGCAACGAGGTCGCATGCATGACCGAGCGCGGTTTCACCGCCGAGGAGTGGTACCCGGGTATGCCCGTCGAGGACGGGGACGTTCTGCGATCGGACGGGCACACGGCCATCGTGTGCAACGGGTGGATCTGCGAGGCATGGATCAGCGAGTTCGGCGATATCGACGGGTACGCCGGAGACCAGACGGGCGGAGAGGTCAGGTGCGCATGCTCCTACCTGAACCACCCACTCACCATTGGTGCCCAGTGGACGCACCGGATCAGATACGACGGTTCCTACTACGCAGAGGATGATCTCGATATGTCGGAGAACACCGATCTCCTGAGGGAGATCCGCGACAGGCTCGTGGAGGTCTCGGACCAGACCGGCGCCGGTATTGCCGGCCGCCGCTGGGACGGCCCCATCGTCAGCCAGCTCAAGGACGCCAACTCGACCCTGAGCAGCCTCGTCGACACGTTCAGCCCCGGTAAGGAGGGAGTCCGCAACCCGGGCTCCGCCTTCTACCTGCTGTTCCAGATCAGCGACGGAATTCAGAAGGTTGCCAAGAAGCTCGCCGGAGGTGACCGGTAACCATGAGTGCGATCCTGACCGGCCGCCTCACCGACGCGGCCGGTCGG